ATCATCGTCCGTGTTGCCGGGATCACCGGTCGAGTCCGCGGCATGAAATACAAACGCGCCGACGGTCGGAGTGTCCGTCCCAGCCTCGTGATTATCGATGACCCGCAGACCTCGGAATCTGCCGGTTCCCTTGAACAGACCCGAAAGCGCGTCCGCGTCCTTGCTGGGGACATCCTCGGCCTTGCCGGACCCGGCCAGAAAATCTCCGGGATTATGCCATGCACCATCATCAGACCCGGCGACATGGCGGAACAGATTCTCGACCGGGAGCGGCATCCCGAGTGGAACGGGGAGCGCACGAAGCTGATATACGACTTCCCGATCAACACGAAACTGTGGGAACAGTACGCGGACATCCGTGCGGACGCACTTCGGGAGGACGGCAACATCATACGGGCGACGGAGTTTTACCGGGAGCATCGGGCGGAGATGGACGAAGGAGCCGTCGTCGCGTGGCCGGAACGATATAACTCCGACGAGATCTCGGCGGTTCAGTTTGCCATGAATCTCCGACTGCAGGACGAAGGAGCATTTCAAAGCGAGTACCAGAATGACCCGTTGCCGGAGGACATGGGCGGGGACACGCTGCTTTCGATGGACGAGATCGCGTCGAAGGTGAACGGGCTTCCACAGGGAAAGGTTCCGCTGGCCTGCGACAAGGTCACGCTGTTCATCGACATCCAGAAAGCCCTGCTGTTCTATACGGTGGTCGCGTGGGGCGATGACTTCACGGGGGCGGTGCTGGACTACGGAGCATGGCCGAACCAGCGGAGCCGGATGTTCAGCCTCGATACTGCGAATCCGACGATTCAGAGCAAGTTCCCGAACGCCGGACTGGAGGGTGGCATCTATGCCGCTTTGGAAACGCTGGTCGATGATCTCCTCTCGCGGGAATGGGAACGGGAAGACGGCATCATGTTCAAGATCGAGAAGGCTCTGATTGACGCAAACTGGGGCGCTTCGACGGACATCGTGTACCAGTTCTGTCGGCAGACGCAGTGGGCGGGTATCATCTATCCGTCGCACGGGCGTTTCGTCGGCGCTTCCTCCAAGCCCATGACCGAATACCGGAAAGGCGCAGGCGACAAAATCGGCTTCAACTGGATGATGCCAAATGTGGCGGGCAAACGGGCTATCCGACACGTCATCTTCGACTCAAACTTCTGGAAAAGCTTTGTTCATGCCCGACTGGCCGTGATGCTGGGCGACCACGGAAGCCTTTCTTTCTATGGCCGCAGACCGGACGTCCACCAGTTGATCGCGGAACATCTGACGGCAGAATACAGAGTGAAGACGCAGGGGCGCGGGCGCACCGTGGACGAATGGAAGTTGAAACCGGAACACAACGACAATCACTGGCTGGACTGTCTGGCCGGCTGTGCGGTCTGCGGCTCGATGCTGGGAGCCACGATGCCGGAATTTGGAACGCCAATGCCTCTGAAACGGCGTGGCCAGCCCGTGAAGCTTTCGTCCATCAAACGGAACGCAAATAAGCCCGACATGCAGTCTTCGAGGTCGAGAATCCGTCTTTCCGAACTTTTAAAATCCAGAAAATCGTGATTTTTTTGGACAAGTGCCTGTTTTTTCTCGTAAACAAGAGTAGGAACACATGAGATTCACAAAAACAGGAGACACCCCATGCCAGAACAAAAGAGCAATCTTGAGGAGGTCATTCAGAAGAATGCCTCCGGCCCCAAAAGCGCCGAGGTCGACGGACAGAGCGTGGAACAGCATCCGTTGTCGGACGTGATCAAGGCTGATATGTATCTCGCGTCGAAAAAGGCAGCAAAATCCCGGAGTTCCGGCCTGAAATTTACGAAGATGAGCCATTCAGGAGCGTGAGGGATACATGAACAGAAAGAAGAAACACGGGAAGATCCGGATGCTTGGGCGGCCAACAGTCAGAGCTCGCTTTGATGCCGCCCAGACAACTGCGGACAACGCACGGCACTGGTCGGCGGCGGACTATTTCTCTGCCGACCAGGAAGCCCGTCCCGAAGTCAGACGAATCCTCCGCATGAGAAGTCGTTACGAAGTGGCGAACAACAGTTACGCGAAGGGACTGGTCCAGATGCTCGCGAACGATACCGTGGGAACTGGTCCGAGGCTTCAGATGCTGACTGAGGACGAAGAGTTCAACGACAAAATCGAAAAGCAGTTTGTCCGCTGGGCAGATGCCGTTGGTCTGGCATGGAAGCTCCGCTGCATGCGTATTGCACGGTGTCAGGACGGGGAATCGTTCGCCGTCCTGGCGACCAACCCGAAAGTCCGGCATCCGGTGAAGCTCGACATCAACGTCATCGAGGCCGACCGCGTATCGGGTGGCCTGACGTGGCTTGCGGATTCTTCCAGCATTGACGGCATATCCTTTGATCAATGGGGGAATCCCGTGAGTTACCGCGTCCTGAAACGCCATCCGGGTGATGCCATGTACACGACAGGCGAGGAAGCTTTTGAAATCCCCGCCGAATACATGGTCCACATCTTCCGGCACGACAGGCCCGGCCTTCACCGCGGAGTCCCGGAACTTGCGGCGGCGCTTCCTTTGTTCGCCCAGCTCAGACGATACAATCTGGCGGCGTTGTCAGCGGCAGAGGCGGCTGCGGATTTTGCGGCGGTCCTCTACACGGACTCTCCGCCCGACGGCGAATCCGAAGACCTTGCGGCACTCGACGCCATCCCACTGGAACGGAATATGATGCTCACGGTTCCCGCCGGATGGAAGATGGGACAGCTGGACAGCAAGCAGCCGACGGCGAACCACGCCGAGTTCGTGAAGGTCATCCTCTCCGAGGTGGCACGATGCGTCTGTTCGACCTACGGAACGGTCGCAGGGGATTTCTCCGGATTCAATTACGCTTCAGGTCGCCTGGATAACCAAATATACCATAAATCAATATTGGTGGACCGGAGCCGCTGGGAAAAAGATGTTCTGAACCGCATCTTCTATCTGTGGCTCAAGGAATATCTGCTGATCTTTCCACATCCCGGCATTACCGCGGATGATGAAATCCATATGTGGTTCTGGGACGGTTTCCCGCACGTCGATCCCACCAAGGAAGCGTCTGCTCAGGCGCAGAGACTTCTCAACGGCGCGACGACGCTCGCCGCTGAGTGCGCCAGAGACGGACAGGACTACGAAGCGGTTCTGAGGCAGAGAGCCAAGGAACTGCGCCTGATGCGGGAGCTGAACATCCCGATACCGGGAGAGATAACTGTCAATCAACAGACTAACAATAAAACAGAGGAGAAACAGGATGACTGAGTTCAAACTGATTGAAGCATCCGGTGGCGGACGACCGAAGGTGGCCGGTCTGGCATACTCCGGCGGAAAGATGAATTTGCCCGGCTGGAAACATCCGGTCGTCGTCGAGCTTGCCGGAATGGAAATCCCGGAAACGGTGCCGCTCCTGACCAATCACGAGAACAGGACCGACGCCCGCGTCGGGATGGTAAAAGCAAGCATCAAGGACGGCGTTCTGGAAATCGTCGGGGAAATCGTTTCCGACTCCCAGGCGGCAAACGACATCATCGCCCAGTGCAAAAGCGGAGCCGACTGGCAGCTCTCCATTGGGGCCGACGTCAAAGAATGCGAGCTGATCAAAGCAAAACGCGAGGTCAACGGACAGATGGTCGAAGGGCCGTTCTACCTCGTAGCAAAATCGATTCTGCGGGAAGTTTCCGTCGTCGCTGTCGGGGCAGATGCCTCGACCCGGATGCATGTGAACGCGCAGTTCAAACTCAACAATATCGAAGGAGAAGCAATGAACATCAAAGAAAAAACCAATACGCCCGACGGCGTGGAGAAAGCCCCGCAGGTGACTGCCGAAGCCGATCTTGCGAAACAGCAGGAATCCCCGGAAAAGCCCGCCGAAATCAAGGCCGAGGCGCAGCCCGACATTCAGGCCGCAGCTGAAAAGGCCGCCCAGAGCGCCATCAAGGCCGAGCGAGATCGCGTTTCCAGAATCCAGGAAATCTGCAACGGCGAATTCCCGGAAATCGAACGCGAAGCCATCAAAGCAGGCTGGACTCCCGAAATCGTCACCAAGAAGGTGCTGGAGACCCTCCGCGCCGAACGTCCTGCCGCCGGAGTGAATATCTCCGTCAGCGCCGAAGCCGAGGGGCCGGAACTCCGCAAGAACATCGAGGCCGCCCTGTGCCTCCGTTGCGGCATCTCCCCTGACGACCTCGAAAAGTCCTACGGTCCGAAGTCAGTGGAGGCCGGTATGCGTGACATGGAAATGCCGCTGAAACAGCTCGTCCTCGAATGCATGCGGCTTGACGGTATCCCCGTGTCCGGTCGCACGTTCGACAACGAAACCATTCGCGCCGGTTTCTCCAGCGTGTCCCTGCCGGGCGTGCTGAGCAACGTCGCGAACAAAAAGCTCCTCCAGAGCTACCACGCACAGCCCATCATCGCAACGAAACTGTGTTCCACCGGCGACCTCAACGACTTCAAAGAATCGGAAAGATTCCGTCTGACGGACGTCGGCGATCTCCAGCCCGTTGGTGCTGACGGCGAGATCAAGGACGGCGGCATCATGGAAGAATCTGCAAAGAACCAGATCGAAACTTACGGGAAAAAATTTGTTCTGACCCGCAAAATGATCATCAACGACGACCTCGGTGCCTTCATGAAGGTCCCGGTTGCCATGGGCAACAGAGCCGCTCGTTTGATCGATCAGCTCTTCTTCTCCCGTCTGCTCAAAAACCCTGTCCAGCTTGATGGCAAACCGCTCTTCTCCGCAGCTCACAAGAATCTGCTGACCGGCGCGACCAGTGCTCTGTCTGCCGACTCTCTGAAAAAGGCGATTCAGATTTTCCTGGACCAGGTCGATGCGGACAATCAGCCCATCAATGTGGAGCCGCGTTTCCTGCTCGTTCCGACCGCCCTCAAACACGCCGCAATTGAACTCACGAGAGGCGCGACCCTCATCATGGGCGGTAGTGGTACCGGCGAACAGGTTGTCAGGCCCGCCCTCAATGTTCTGGCCGATGAGAATCTTCAGGTCGTGAGCTCCCCGTATCTCGCCAACAGCGGCTACGAGGGCGCGTCCGCGACCGCCTGGTACCTCTTCGGGTCGCCCGGACAGGTTGATACCTTCGAGATCGGCTTCCTGAACGGGAAGCACAGCCCGACCGTCGAGCGCGGAGAAACGGACTACAACACCTTGGGACTCTGGTTCCGCGTCTATTTCGACCTTGGCGTCCGCGAACAGGATCACCGCGGCATGGTCAAGTCTGCCGGAGCTGCTGGCTGATTCGGTCGGGGAGCGCATCACGCTCCCCACCTCAACACAAACTTTTTAGGAGAAGCAAAAATGAATGCTCGATATGTTCAAAAAGGCGAATCTATTGATTATCGCCCTGAAACCGATATCAAGGCAAAAACCATCGTCCCGTTTGGCGGATTCGTCGGTATCACCCGCCTCGACATCCGTGCCGGTGAGCTCGGAGCATTGGCTGTGAGTGGCGTGTTCGAAGTCCCCAAAGCTGACATCGCCATTGACGTTGGCGAGTCGGTCTATTGGGATGCGGAGAATGAAGTCGCCACGAACGAGGCTACCGACATTTATCTCGGTAAGGCCGTCTACAATGCTCAGGCGAGTGCTGAATACGTCTACTTCCTTCTGAATGCTCCGAACACCGGCGCTGGTGCTTCCGGCAGCGGTGCAGGCAGCGAAGCAATTGCAGACCTGGGGACGCTCACGAGCGACTCCGGCTGTGCGGAATCCATGGGCATTCTCAAAACAAAAATCAACGATATCCTCGCGGCGCTTCGTTCTGCGGGCATCATCGCAGCCGGTTAAGCACATGGGACTCCTGGAAGAAGGCGCACACTGGCTGGAATCCCAGAGGAATGCCTGGCTCTCCGTCCCCGTGGAATATCTCCGCTGGGACGGGGAGCGGCTCCGGGTCTCCGCTTCACTCGGACGGACGCTGTTCAAGGTCGAAAACTCATACGGAACCACGATCCATGTGTATTCCCGCGACTTCCTGATTGCGGCGGATGTCCTGCCGAAGGAACCGCAGAAGGGTGACAAAATCTTTTACAATGGCGTCGAATATGAGGTCCTTGCACCGCAGGACGAGCCTGTCTGGCGATGGAGCGGAACGACCAACCATGTGCGAAGAATCCACACGAAAGAGATAGGGAAACTATGAGCGAAAACAAAGAATATGTGCCGGACAACCGCGATCTCTGGCACGAAGTAAACCAGGCAAGGCTGGACATCGCGGAACTGCGCGGGATGCTGAACATGCATTTTGGCAATGGACAACACCACTATCCGCCCTGCAAACCTGCCGCCGATCTCCAGAAGATGATGATCTCCACGCTCGGAGCCGCTCTCCTTGCTGTCCTCGCCGCGGTCGGAAATCTCGTTCTGGAACTGATCCGGGGGTGAATATGGACTGTATGGTACTGTGCGAAGCCGTCGCGGCAAGCCTCGGCGAATGGAACGCAAAGCCTGCGCTGGCCCCGGAATTCTCCCTGCGCGATCTCGAAGAACTGAAAGTTGTTGTCGTCCCCGTGGAACTGACCTATCGGAATATTTCACGGGCTCTGAAGGAACGCACGGTGAAGCTCCAAATCGGCTTCATGAAGCGGGCGAAGAAAGAACAGCTTGACGAGCTGCTGGCGACCGTGGAAAAGCTCGGAATGAGTTTCTCCGGCAAGGAATTCTGCGGAGCAAAGTGCATCGCGGTCGGTTTCAATCCGATCTACGCCGCCGACCAGCTCCGGGAACGAAACCAGTTTACGAGCGTCATCGAACTCACGTTCCGGGACACGTGCAGACGGTTGGAAGAATAAAAAAACGGGGAAAAAGGGAGTCGTGAATGTCAGTCAAAATGTATTTCAAGTTCGACGAACGGCGGCTCGTGGAGGCCGTCCGGAAGGCGAATTGCAGCTCCCTGCGTCGTGCTGGCGCTTACATCCGGGCGACTGCTCGAAATGCCATCCACCGTTCGAAATCGTCGTCTACTCCCGGCACACCGCCGCACACCAGACGCGGACTGCTCCGCCGTTCGATTCTGTTCGGTGTCGACCGACAGAAACAGAGCGTGGTCATCGGTCCGGCCGAAAAGTTCATCGGAATCTCGATGACCGCGCATGAGTTCGGCGGACTGTACCGCAGACGCCGCTACCCGAAACGGCCCCTCATGGGACCGACACTGAACAAGGCTGCACCCCAGCTCCCGAAGCTGTGGGAAAATGCGGTCAAACCCTGAAAATGAAAGGACATGCTTATGGCCATTGTACTTGGTCTTGACGCCAAACTGTTCCGCGGAGAAGCTGGAACGCAGGCGACCATTGAAGTGACGAACGTCAAAGACGTGTCGCTCACGCTCGAATCCGGCGAGGCCGACGTCACCACCCGTGCCGCCCAGGGCTGGAAGCTGAGCGCAGCTACCCTCAAAGAAGCCTCGCTCGAAATCAATATCCTGTACGACACGGAGGATGAGGACTTCCTTGCGTTCAAAACCGCCTATTTCACGAACACGCCGATGTCCCTGTTTGTCACGGACGGAGCCGCCACTGCACACGGTCTGGATGCGGATTTTTCAATCACCGGCTTTACTGTGGAACAGAACCTCGAAGAAGCCGTGTCCGTGAAGATCACGGCAAAGCCGACCGCATCCGGTCGAGCTCCGGCATGGGTGTAATCAGTTACAACAAAACCATTTCTTTGCTGATTCGGTCTCCGAACGAATAATCCTTCAAAGAAGTAAGAGGGAATACGGCAATCTTTCTTTCCAGGAATTGCTCCAAATCATCCGTCAGAGCACCCAAGTCACTCAGAGAGGCATCCTTGAACTCTGCAACGAAGTTCAAATCGTTCTGTCTTGAACAGGAACCGAAAAGATACAATTTGAGTGCCTTGTGGTTGCGGGCAATTTCATAGATCTCATCTTTCTTTTTCCGCAAGTCTTCAACTTTTTCCTGCTGTTTTCGTTTGAAGTCATCCAATGCTTTTACATACTCTTCAAGTTGGGAGATAGCCAGATGAGCTTCTTTTGCATCTTTTTTGGCAATACTCCAAACCGCCTTTTGGTCAACGCCAAAATAATGGTGCGACAGGACATCCCGGAAACGGGCGATGTGAGACCACGGAATCTGAGGATGCTCATTGCAAAACTGGCTGGAAAGGTTCTTGACGGATTCACCCAAATTCTCAAATTTCCGGGCAACAGCATCCTGACGCATTATCTCTATCAGGAATTCTTCCTCAGAGCAGGACGTGTAAAACAGGATGTCGGACAGAGCATCGACTATGTTGAGAAGAAAGAACGAATCATCGTATTTCTTCATAAGACAACGGCCTCACTGAGCACGTTGTCCCGAAGATACGGATTGAGACCGCGTCGTGAAACGACATCGACTTTGCAGTTGAGGAGTGCTTCGTATTCATCCTGTAAATCCATCAGGTCGAACAGAGAAGCTCCTTTTTGCAATTCGACAAGGAAATCAACGTCGCTTTCCGGAGTCTCTTCTTTGCGGGCGCAGGAACCGAACACATAAACCTTATCGGCTTTGTGCTTTCTGGCGATTTCGTAGATTTCGCCTCTTAAACTGCGCAGTCTGTCGAGCTGGCACATGTTTTTGGTCTCCTGCGTAAGAAATATTTTTTCGGTTCAACATCTATAATTTAGACCGAATCGAAGAAAAGTCAAATCACTTTCGAAAAGAAGGAGTTTTTTCTTTGAAAACATTCCGTGACAACAAACGGCGCGTCTGGACGCTCGAAGTCAACGTCGCCGCAATCAAACGAGTCCGTGGGCTCTGCAAGGTCGACCTGAACAGCATTGTTGAAGTCGATGCCGAAAACCGACCGACCGCGCATCTGCTCGAACAGTTATCCTCCGATCCTGTTCTGCTGGTGGATGTGCTGTATGCCATCTGCAAACCGGAGGCGGACAAGCTCGGCGTGAGCGATGAAGACTTCGGCGAAAGCATGGCTGGAGACGCCATCGAACAGGCAACCGAAGCCCTGCTGGACGAGATCGTGGATTTTTTCCCGTCAGCGAAGCGTCAAGTCATGAAGAAAATTCTGAACGCGACGCGAAGATTCGAGGAAATCGCGAGGACGCGGCTCGACCGGATTCTGCAGGACGAGCAGTTCGAGGCAAAACTGGTCTCAAGCCTGGAACAGTCGAACGTCTCGTTTTGGACTGCGCCGGAATCCTCGGAATAGATCCGGGACCGCTCACGCTTCGCGAACTCGTCCGCATGACCGAGGCGAGAGGACGCTTTGAGTGGGGACAGACCGCTTCGCTGCTTGCCATGATCGCGAACATCCTCCGCGATCCAAAGAAAACGAAGGCCGTGAAACCGGCCGATTTCAATCCGTACAACGTAAAACCAAAAGCAAAAATGCCAGTCAGCATCCTACGGGATATCTGGTGCAAGGAGACGAAAAATGAGCACGGCAACAGGGGAAGTGAAAGCGGGAAGAGCCTATGTGGAGATTCTGCTGAATCAGACACCGCTTGAACGGGGACTGAAGCAGGCCCAGAAGAAGATCAAGGCGTTTGGGGAGAGCCTGATCGGGATCGGGAAGAACATGCTCGCGGTCTCCGGTATCATGGCGGCTCCACTGGCGTTCGCCACGAAGGGATTCGCGGATTTCGATGATGCCATGCGGATGGTCAAAGCCGTCAGCGGCGCGACCGATGCTGAGTTCAAGAAACTGACGGCGACAGCGGAGAAGCTCGGACGCGAAACGTCCTACACGGCGAAACAAGTCGCCGAGGCAATGACGGCCATGGGGCGTATGGGGTTCAAGCCAGACGAAATCCTGTCGGCTGTTCCCGCCGTGCTGAACCTTGCCCGTGCCACGGGAACCGAGCTTGGCGAAGCTGCCGAGAGCGCCGCAAACAACATGCGCGTCTTCGGGATTGAGACCTCGAAGATGTCGAATGTCGCCGACATCCTGACGGCCACGGCGAACGGATCGGCGCAGACGCTGTCCGACCTCGCAGAGGGACTGAAGATGGCTGGCCCCCAAGCGGCTGCCGCGAAGGATAACATCGTGAACGTGTCCGGTGCTTTGGGGGTGCTGGCGAACATGGGCATCAAAGGTTCGCTTGCCGGAACCGCTCTCCGCAAGGCGTACAGCCAGTTCGCAAAGACCAAGGTTCAGGACAAGCTCAAAGACATCGGCGTGGCCACCACGGATGCGAACGGGAATCTCCGGACCATGCCGGACATCATCGCCGACATCGCCAAGCATATGAACGCCCTGCCGACAGCCCAACGCTTGGGTTTTGCCGAGGAAATCTTCGATCTCCGCGGCTCCCTTGCCGGACTTCAGCTCGGCGGGAATGTGGAACAGATGGATGCGTTCATTACCCGCCTGAAAACCGTGAACGGGACCGCCGCTGACACGGCACATGAAATGGATGCCGGGCTCGGTGGCGCGTTCCGAATCTTCATGAGTGCGGTGGAAGGCTGTCAGCTTGCCATCGGACGCATCATCGGCGAGGCTCTGACCCCTTATATCAATAGAATATCAGGGGTTCTGAACCAGGTTGCCGAGTGGATCGCCGCCCACAAAGAGGTGGTTATCATGGCCGTCAAGGTCATTGCTGGAATCGCTGGACTCGGAGCCGCCTTGATCGCCGCCGGAGTTGTGCTCAAGCTCATGGCACTGACGGTCGGAGCACTCTCCACGGCGTTCTTCGTGCTGAAGGCAGCCGTGCTGGCTCCCGCTATTGCGATCCAGGCGCTCATCGGGATGTTCGGCCTGCTCAAGGTGTCGATGCTTGCGGTCAAGGTCGTTTCGCTCGCCATGTGGGCGGCGATCACGTCTCCGGCGTTCCTCGTGGGGGCGGCTCTTGCGGGCGTTGTCGCCATCGTCTGGCAGCTCACCGGTGCGTGGGACGCCTGCAAGGCCGGAGCCACGGAATTCGCGGGCGACTTCGCGGAAGCCTTCTCCTCAATCAAGGACATTGCCGGGGAGACGTGGGAGACAATCAAGACCGCGTTCATGTCAGGCGACCTTGCGGGCGCGGCCAAGGTTGGTCTGGCGGCTCTGAAGCTCGCCTGGCTGACCGGGTTGCAACCGCTGAAGAAAGCGTGGGGCAAGCTCAAGTTGTTTCTCGCGGACAGCTGGACGGTCATCGTTTATTCGATCCTACGCCTCGGAAATGACCTATGGTACGGTCTGCTGTATGGACTGAAATCCATCGGTAATGCCATGCAGGATGCGTGGTCTTATCTGTGGAATGGAATCGTGACGGCATTCGAGAAAACTGTGCTGGAAATCCGCAAAATGTGGATTCGGACGAAGGGCATCTTCGACTCCGACGAAGAAGTCGAGGCGGAGATTGCCGTGGTTGAACGGGAATACAGCCAACGAAAGCAGGCGCGAGAGACAGCGAGGACCGAAGCAAAAGCAGGACGCCAGGCTGAACTCGCCGACATCGGACAGCAATGGGATCGGGCGAACGAAAGCGCGACCGATGCTCAGTCGCAGGAGATCATTGAACACCAGACGGCGTATGAGGAGGCACTGAGCGGTGCCGCCGAGGAAATCGCCGAAGCCCGTGCCGCCTGGAAAGCCGCAATGGACGAGGTCAAACAAAAGGCCGTCGAGAAAACTGAGAAGGTCGAGGCTGTCAAGGAGAAGACATCGACCGCCGTCGAGGAGACGCAACGCTCGGAAACGAGGATTGCGGAAATATCCACGGCGGAAAAGGCAATGGGCGCGTGGAGCGTGGAAGCTTTGGACGCCATGCTGGGCGGCAACGCTCAGGAGAGAACGGCAAAGGCGACCGAGCAGATGGCGAAGAACACGCTCCAGACGAACAAGCTGCTGAAGCAGATCGGAAAGGAAAAGCCACTGACGTATGGATAAAACGAAACGGAGAATCTATGGCAACGAGAGTTGAACAGAACTATAAGGAACGCGCGACCAGCATCGACCGCTGGGGACGATATACCGGGATCGAGGTCCCGTATATTGTTTTCGAGGCGGCTGACGAGGATGCGGCACTGACCGCTGTGCTCAACACTGCACCGAAGACGCTCCACAGTCTCCCGTTGGACGCCATCGAGATCGATTCCCGTGACGGTAATACCACGTTCAAAGTTAATGCGACGTACAGAGCGGAAACCGTTTCGGACTACGGGGATGATGAGGAGGACGAGGAATCCACCATCAGCTTCGACTGCGGAGCCGGAACAAAACATGTCTCCTTCGCCATTGATCAGCGTATCGCCTACGGCACGGTAGACGCCGGTGGTGCTATCGGTTGGAATGGAAAGCACGGCTCGGAGATGGAAATCGCGGGCGTGGATGTTCCGACCGCCGAATTGCGGGAGACGCACACGAAAACCATGCGGGTGACGAGGCTGACAAATGCGTATGTCCGCAAGGTCGCCGGATTCGTCGGCAAGGTGAACTCCAGGACGTTCAACGGCTGGCAGCCAGGAGAGGCGATGTTTCTCGGTATGAGCTACAGCCGGGCGAAGAGCGCAAAGCACGTCACGGTGACGTTCCACTTCGCGATTCAGTTGAACGAGACCTCGGCCACGCTCTGCGGACATAATCTCGGTGCGAAGAAAGGCTACGAATACATTTCCGCTATTCCGAAGACGAGTGTCGAAGAGGATGTCCCGGTGATCGACATCGAAGCCGCGCACATTTCGCAGGTTGTCCAGTATGGCGACTTCGGAGATTTGGGGGTGTGACATGTCATTTTATCCTGACGTTTCGCCCGGCGATCCGTTCAAACCAAACGCGAAACTGAGCAATGATGTCCGGCGGCTGGTGAACATGTCGCACGGATTCCAGGACTGCAGGCAGAAAAGTGTTCCGCATGGATCTGTGCGTGTGAGCGTGTACAACGCTTCCACAGTTTCAATTCCGATCAACTCAGCAGTGATCTTCACCACGGATGCCCTTCATGGGGACGTGCTCCCGGTGAAGAAAGCTCCTGCGGGTACGACCGAGTTCGGCATCGTACAGAAGACGCTTGCTCCGAACGAATGCGGAAGTTGTCTGTTGATCGGTATTGCGACTGTGACTCTGGGGAGTGGATCGGGAAATTTCGTCAAACCGAGTTCAACGAAGGCGTTTACGCGGACAAGTTCGGGAACGGCAAAGATTTTGTACAGCACCGGAACCACAGGTGTCATCCTGCTTGGCGGCAGCCAGCCACAGGCTGCACCTCCGCAAATCGTTTCGGGATATGCGGGCGCATTCAAGGTCAGTCTGGATGGAACCACGGCCACTATTTTCAACGGAGCAGACCTCAATGACACGAACGCCGGAACAGTCCGCATCGGAAGCAAGACCTTTGATGTTCCGTCTGCCACTGTCGAGGTCGCGCCGAGCAAGAAGATTTACATCGAAGTCTCCTACGACAGTGAGACGGCGGAATACAGCATGGGCTTCATCACGAATCTGTCGCAGTATGCCGACCGATGGCCTCAGTACTGGTACAAGGAACTGGCATCCGTGGATGCCGAGGGTGTTCTTCACCAGACGCACCTCTGTGGGAACATTGAGATTACCGGGAGGTGGTGCTCATGAGCTGGGCCGACTATCACCTGGATGATCCGACGTTTTGCAAACCAATGGTGGTCGCCGAAGGGCTTCTTCGAGCATTGTTTGAACGACAGCGGGCGAGCTACATCGCACAGTATGGTGGCGGCTGGGACTGGACTCTGGACGAATACCGCGACCGAATCTTCCCGGACATCTTCACGAAAAACGATGTTCTTTCGGTCAAGGGATTCTGCCGGAACTTTGACGGGTATCTTGCCTTGTTTGCCTGGACGAATATCAATGTCTGGGAGTGTCCGATTGCAGGGCTACTCGGTCCGCTGGGAGCATGCGCCAGAACATGCCAGTATTATCCGTGGTACGGACAGGAGAACACCTGCCCAGGTTATCAGAGCACCCTCATTGACACCAACGGCAACACGTACAATCTTCGATCTCTGCTGAACGACATCGGGGATGAGGAGCTGATCGATGCATACCGCCTCGACATCAACCAACCGTCACTGTATGTGCCGTGGGTTTTGCAACGGGTGAAGATGCTGAAAAAGCTCCGGCGTTTCAAGGATACCAGTCCGAGCATCGTGCTGACGACCGAGGAATGCGACTGGGGGGATAGCATCTACGACAGCCCATATCATTCCCGGCAGGCAGCCGCGGACGGAGTTCCAAGGGAGATTCGGACGGAAACGTATTATTCCAATCCCGGGTTTCACTGTTTTACCCGGATGTACGATGATGTCTGCGTGGATTTGGAATTGCGTTTGCCGGTTTCAGCAGCCCCGTACTACGATGAAGAAATGCCGGATGAACTCAAGCCGAAGTCCGGATATCTGGTTGTCAACGTGGCCGACCCGTTCGTCGGAACATTCGACCCTTTGAATGCTCCAGTCACGAAGGGGCTGACAACATTTCAGCTCCAGGAGGACGGAACATTCTTCTCGAACTGGCCGACCGGGATCGTTGTTCCGGACTATCCGGATGACGATTATTTGACCATTGGCTGGGATATGCAGCGCGAATACGCTGTTTACGATTTCAATTCCGTTTTTGAATTTCAAGAGTAGGAGAACAAAATGCAGGAACACATCATTTACCTCGACGCGCACGATTCGGTCGCTGTCGTGCGCGACGACAAAAACATGCGAACGCTGCCAGCACCAACGCTGGTGCGAGGGACAGCATGTACGCTCAGACTCCGGCTATTTGCTGAGAGGATCGGAACTGCGCCATACCCCATTGACAGCCTGTACGATGTCGTTACATGGCAATGGGTGATGGACTCGGATTTCTATGATCGGAGCCCATACAAACTGGTCGGTGATCACGCTCAGATTGAGGTCGGCTCTATTCAGGAGTACAACAACGGTATTGGTCGGGTCTACACGCAGGTGACGATCCCAATGCCGTCCATGGAAACGAATGAACTGGCACGTTGGCTCGGTTCAGAACCAATGCGGGCTGGGCTCACAGGCGAGCTCACCGGCTTCAATGCCAACGGATCTCCGATCTTCATTCTCCAAGTCGAGGGATTCAAGGTCAGGAACAGGATTGTTTCCTCGGCGGCACCGACACTGCCGGAATCTCCGTACATGACCATGAGCCAGGTTCAGGAGATGATCACGCAGGCCATCGCGAACGCCGCAAACGTCACGTCCGGCGGCTCCGCTGGAACTGACGGCGAGTCCGGCAACACGAGTTCGGGCGGTTCGTCCGGCACAGGCGGGAACACGAGTTCGGGCGGTTCCAGCGGCAGTAACAGTTCTTCCGGCTCCGGAGCCTATGAGGACGAACACGGCGGCCAGCTCGGCGAGGACATAATCTACGACATTCTGTAATGCGCATCCCGCGCAATAACATCATTCAACCCAGGAGGACACTCTATGGCAACAAACCAGAAGATTCAACTCAAAAGTGTGAACGGGAACAAGCTGTTCCCCCGCACGTCCATCAACAACATCGTCGGCGAAGACTACACGACCGTGGTCAGCATCCCCGTGCTGGACGGAACCGGCAAGATCAAGACCGAGAACCTGCCGTCCTACGTCGATGACGTGATCGAGCTCCTCGCCGTGAGCGAGACCGCTCCCGCGAGCTGCGCAGCAGGCGACATGTACTTCAACTCCGCCGCGAACAACAAAAAGATCTACACGGCCACCGGGACGAACACCTGGGGCACCACCGGAACCACGCCTGAAAAGGGCAAGATTTACGTCTGCACCGCAGATGACATGACCTACCGCTGGTCGGGGAGCGTGATGACACAAATCGGAAAGCAGCATGCCACCGCCACGAGCATCCGTGCATCTGGCACTGCCGATGACGAACACGTCGCGACCGAAAAAGCTGTCCGTGACGCTCTCGTCGCCGCAGGCGCTTACGAACTTCCGGCAGCCACCTCCGGTGCACTCGGCGGCGTGAAAATCGCGGCTGCCAGCACTTCCGGCATCAACAATGCTTCCGGCTCGATCTCTCTCGCGACAGCGACTGCCAGTCAGCTCGGCGGCGTGAAAGTCGGGGACAACATCAGCGTGTCGAATGGCGTCATCTCCGTTCAGAGCGGCACGAACGACCAGAAGGGCGTCGTGCAGACCAAGAGCGCCATCAATGGGAACAACGCCAGCCTCAGTTCCACCGACACCGCGACCGGCACTGTCCCGACAGTGTGGGGCGTCGAAAAGGCGCTGAAGGACAAGCAGGACAAGCTCACCGCGGGAACCGGCGTTTCTATCTCGGACGGCACGGTCAGCGTCGCTGACACGGTCGTCTACGAAGTCGTTTCCTGAACCAGTCCGAACACAAATCCCGTTCAACGGCTCCGTCTGGTATTTCACCTGACGGAGTTCTTTTTTACCTCAAATCATAGGAGAACCCATTTATGGCAAACAAGAAAATTCTTCTGAAATCGACCGCTGGCGACGCCCTTTATCCGCGCACTTCCGTTGACAACCTCGTAGATGCTGTCGGCAGTACCGTCAGCGTGAGCATCCCCGTCCTCGATGCGAACGGCAAGCTTGACAGCTCCTACCTTCCGAGCTACGTCGATGATATCGTCGATCTGGTCGCCATCACCGGAACCGCGCCGACCAGCTGCGCAGCGGGCGACCTGTACTTCAATAACACCAGCGGCAACCTCAAAATCTACACGGCGACTGCCGCGAACACATGGGGAACGACCGGAACCACGCCTGAGACGGGCAAAATCTACGTTAACCTCGCCGACAGCAAGATTTACCGCTGGAGCGGCTCCGCGATGGTCGAAATCTCCAAGCAGATTTCCACCGTCACCAGTGTTCGTGCGACCTCGTCCGCCCTTGATACCGTGGTCCCGACCGAAAAGGCTGTCGCCACCGCCCTCAGCGGCAAGGCGGCAAGTTCCCATACGCACAGCATTGCCAACGTTACGAATCTGCAGACCACCCTTGACGGCAAGGCGAATTCCAGCCACAGCCATGAGATTTCCGATGTCTCCGGCCTCCAGACCGCCCTCGACGGCAAGCAGGGGACGCTGACTGCCGGTTCGAACATCAGCATCTCGAACGGCACGATCAGCAACACCTACGCATACAGCCTGCCTGCAGCAACGACCTCCGCACGAGGCGGCGTTGTGGTCAGCACCACGGCATCCAATGGCGTTGCCCTCGCCATCAGTTCCGGCACGGTCAGCGTGGCCGCAACGCTGGCATCCACCACGGCAGCAGGTACTGTCCGTCTCGCCACCACGACTGAAGCGACCACCGGCACCAGCGAGGCAGTCGCTGTTACCCCTAAGGGACTGAAGACCGAGCTGGACAAGAAAGCAAATACCAGTCACACTCACAATTATCAGGCTGTGCTGACTGCAGGCGACGGCATCGCGATCTCCAGCAACGTGATTTCTGCGGACATCACGACCACGGCCTCCAATGGCGTCGCGCTCGCATGGGACGGTTCCACGACCAACGCCAAGAAGGTCAAGGTCACGGCCTCGGCTGCCTCCACGTCCGGCAAGGGAACTGTTCAGCTTGCCACCACCACGGAGGCATCCACCGGAACCGACACGGCGAAAGCCGTCACCTGCGCGGGTGTCAAGGCGGCCATCGACAACAGGCTTGCAACGTACATCACCTACGAAGAGCTGACCTGACGCCCGGAACGGGTTCTGAGTTGTGCCGGGAGCAATCCCGGCACATGTTCAACATAACAGGAGCTCTTTATGGCTGAGAATAAGAAAATCCTGCTCAAATCCTCGGCTGGAGACTGCCTGTACCCGCGGGTGTCGATTGATAATCTGGTTGACGTCGTAGGCGGAACAACGGCAGTTCAGGTTCCGACCTTGGACAGCGACGGTCGCATCGACAGCCGGTATCTTCCACCGGATTTCTTTCCTCCGGCGGCTCGCGTCACACTGAACGGAACAATCTATGTTTCGTCCGGTGCCCTGCTCAGGGATGCGGAGGAAACCTCTGGATTCATCCGTATTCTGAGTGGAGGAAGCGCGAAACGGATGACCATCACATCCGGCAACTTCACCGTGTCATCAGGTGGTGCAGCGAACGATATTGCGTGGAACAGCCCCGGAACCATGTACATTCCCGGCGGGCATGTTCAATATATGGACTGCACGAAGGGTACAATAGAAGTTCAGAAGGGCGGACACCTGGAACATGTCACGGCCAACCCCGGATGCCTCGTGTTTGTTTCGTCCGGAGGTACGGCTACCAGTATCGTGGAATATGGCGGATACGTTCGTGTTCCGACCGGAGCTGTCGGTCAGTTCGAGACGACCGTGATACCGAATCTGGTTCTCTCGGCCTCTCAGTCCGCAACGGTCCACAGCGGGAATGCGGTCAGCAATACCATCATTTCAAGCGGAGGCTCACTTCATGTGTTCGAAGGAGGACAACTGACCGGGCAGTGCAGTGTTCTGAACGGGGGAAGCATGGTTCTGTACAACGGGGCCTATCTGGATTTCCGAATTGCGGACATGTCTCCGGGGGACACGGCCAGATTCAACGACACAACGAAAATTTCGAGGAGCAACAACGCCGTGGTCACGTACACCCTGACCGTGTCGGAAGACCAGCCGTCCGGGGTGTATGCCATTGGCGGCAACTGCTCCTCATGGAATACAGGGCTGCAAGTGCGGACGGACGACGGAACGAGCCTCGGCACGCTCGCATTGAACGAATCACTCACGGCTTATGGCATGGTGTTCTCTTTGTCGATCATCGACAATGAACTCTCCGTAACCATCAGCCGATCAAACCAATAACAGAAGGATTTTTTTCATGGCAGAAAACAAGAAAGTCCAAATCAAAAACACAGGCGGTGACGCGCTGTATCCTCGGACAGCCGCTGAGAGCATCGTGAACGTCCCTGGCGGCACCATGAACGTGTTCATGTACCTTAATGGATACGGTGCTGAAAATCAGTTCCCCGATCCCTACAAGGGCGACAGATACTTCGACTCTGCTGCGCACAAGGTTTACGAATGTGTCACGGCCACCACATGGACCGGGAAGAAGGAGGTTACGTCGTGGGATTCGAATACACTGTTCTTCTGGAACGGCGAAGTCTGGAAGTACACGGACAGCGAGGAGGGACCCCTGGCTCCTGTCCTGTGCGCCAGTGTCGACCAATCGGTGACCAACGGCGTAAGCCTTAACGGCGGTAACGGCTCGCCACTCAAGGCCATCGCATCCTCGGCCACGGCATCGCAGCTTGGCACGGTGAAAACCGATGCGACCGTTACCAATGGCGCTTCCCTCGTCAACACGAACGGATCGATCAAGGCGATTGTCTCCTCGGCGACTGCCACCCAGCTCGGCACGGTAAAAGTCGCCACTGCGACGGAAAATGGTGTTGCCCTGAAAATCTCCGGCGGCGCTGTCAGCGCAACGCAGACGTTTGCCACGAATGCTGAAGCATCCGCTGGTTCTATTGCCAGCAAGGGCGTCACGCCTGCGGCAATGAAGTATGCCAACACCTGGACCGCTATTCAGGACAAGGGTACGTCCGCGGCTGTTACGCTGGCACCTGGCGGTGTCTTCAAGGTTGCTCCCTCCGGGGCAACAGTCACGCTCAGTGCTGGTACCGTTTCTGCAGGCATGTACGGGGCTGACGCTCATCTGGAGATGTACCTCGGCAGCAATACCGTGACCAAAGCCATTGACCCCCTCGTTCTGGTCGATCCGCTCACCCCGAACGCAGGCAACAACTGCGTTGTCAAGTACAGAGGCGGAAATGCTTTCCTGTACAAGGAAGGGATCGAAGCCGGTTATATCGTGACCAACAGTGCAACTGCGGCAACAACGTCCGGCTCGATTCCATACGGCATCGCCAATAGTCAGGGATGGATTGTTGTCCCGACTGGAAGTCATTATATCGGGAAGTCCAGTGGAACACTGAAAAAAGACACGACCATCCTGTGTCTTGACAGTGATCCCACGAGCTACACAAGAATTGACGGTTCGTTCAACTTGACATCTGGTGGGCTCAACTTCATCAATGGCGATTATGTGGGCGCATGGGTTTCAGCTGGAAGCAAGCCGGTGCATTTGGCCGGAAGCATTGGATATGCAGGCATCAATCAGAATGCGAATGGTTGGGTATATGTCGCTGACGGGACTTCTATCGGCGGCGGTTCCATATACGGAGATAATGTCTTCGTGTCGGGCGGTTCTCAGTGCGTTCTTAATGGCGTAAACTTTGACAGAGTCAAGGTTTCCGATACTGACATGTTCTATAGACCGCAGATGGATGGCTGCACTTTCACCAGCTGCACAGCTGAAGATGTTGCCTGCTTTGTGAATGGCGGGGACGTCAGAGACGGCTGGATGCGAGACTGCTCCAACATAGGTCCTATCGGTCTGATGAACGGCGCACATGTCTCCAACTTCGTGTTCAGCAACTGCAAGGTTGGCTTTGACGCTGCAATCGTCGATGGAGGTGTCATTGACGGATGCCAGTTCCTGTACAATGGCAATACTACTACCGGTACCGGCTCCGGGTCGGTCATCAGAGGGTCCAGCTACGTTATGTGCCGGGACTGCGTAGTCTCTGGCAATAGCAATGCAGAGGCATACATTCTGATTGGCTCCAGCGGAACACTGTCCAATTGCACGATTACCGGCAATGTCAGCGGCTTCATTGAGTTCGCTGGTAAAACTTGTGATCCCAACGGGGATTACGGGGATTGGATGTACGACAGAAGTCAGGTGGTGGCTGGTTGCACAATCAGAGGAAACGACAAATCGCGTGGTTTCGATATGATCGTGCATGATGCCGCTGTCGTGTTCACGGAATGCGATTTTGACAACGTAATTCGTTGCACTACGGAAACAACCCAAAGTGGGGCCTGCATCACGTTCAAAGGATCCAATCACTTCACGGGAAATATTGATTCCGCGAACTATTTCGCATATCCTGAGCACGTCTACATCGAGAGCGGTGCGATTGTCGATGTGAGCGGTGAGACGCCTGGTGTTATCTCTGCGTACAAAACCTCTGGGAGAATCGAGGTCGGAACCTTTGGTCAGGACCGTATGTTCCATCCGGGTGGCACAGCTACTGTCATCTTCGGAGAGGACAACCATGTCACGCTCTATGGCGGTTCGAAATACAGATGTATCTCTGGCGGAAGTGCCACTTGATAAGGAGGAATTCTTATGAAACTTTACACCATCGACGGGCAAACCTTCAAGGTTCTGCCCGATCCATTTCAGAACATGAGCCCCATGTCTGACGAGGTTTTTGTTCAGCTCGGCGGTACCATCACCGATGACGGACAGCCCACCCCGTTCGAGGCGGCCTGCGCCATGTTCAGAACCCTCTGTGGACAGATCGGAGCCTTTATCGGAAACGAAAACTTCCACGGCGGCTTCGGAGAGTACACCGAGTTCGCGACTTCGGAAGCGTATCAGGCAAATCCCGTTCAGGGCAACGCGCTCGCCATCCAGTGGTCGGCGCTCAACGAGCTCTGCAAATACGAAGGCGGCAAGGCCGGATTCGGGCAGCCGGACTGGTGGTACGAATGCTGGCGTCAGGCCGGAATTGAACTTGACAACGACTAAGGAGATGCTTGATGAGCAACAAAAACGAAATTCTTGAGCTCTACTACCTCGCCCAGAAGTATAAGCTCGAAGACCGTGAAATCCTCGATAAATACAGTTTTGAGGACCTCGCGAAAATCTACAACGGAATCGGCCCCGACGCGTTCCCCGAATGGCTCCGCGCGGTCGTGACGAAGCTTCATCCCAGCCTCGGTCCGGTTGCCCTGATTCACGATGTCGAGTGGCACGAAAGCGACAGAACGTCCGAATCTTTCACGGAATCCAACGAGCGCTTCAAACGCAACGGTGCGACCATCGCAAAGGGCATGTACAGCTTCTTCAATCCGCGTCGTTACATCGTGAAAAACCAGGCGTACAGGTTCGGCTGCTACTGCGAACATCTCGGCTGGCATGCCTGGTGTACGCCGTGCGAATGTCCGATCTGCAAGCAGGCAAAGGCGAATGGATGAGCTTGCCAGCCTCGCCGTTGTGTTCATCTTCGGCTTTCTCCTACTCGTCCTGTTCCTGCTCGTGCTCGCCGTTGTTTTCACCCTCAACCATTGAAAGGAATCCCCGAAAATGAAGGAAGTTTTCCTCACCATCAGTGTTCCCGTCCTGCTCGTGCTGACCGGTTGTGCGCACAACGCAATCGTGTACGGCGACGGCATCGGGCTGGACGTCGGTGTCGATCCCGAACATTTTATGGCCTCGGTCACGCTCAGATACGGCAAAACTCTCACCGCTGTCACCCGTGATAACGTGGAGATCGAAATGTCCGGCAAGGCTGACATGAATGGAGTCCCGTCCACCGAGAAAAAATCGGATAGCAAGGTCGCCACCGACGGCAATCTTCGCATCAAGATTGGTCGCCAAATCAACGGATATGCTGTTGATCTCGTAGAGGCCGGTGCTGATGCGGAGAAGGTCGTTGATGCGCTGACCGACAATTGAGCAATCCAAATTCCCGGCTACGCCTCCGACTGTTTCCAGCCAAGCGCAACCTTGCCGGGCTTTTTTTCCGTCAGGTCTGTCCATCGGGCAGGCTTGACGGATTTTTTTTTGACTTTGCGTTGGAAGACACGGCGGCTTTTGTGGCAGACTTTGGGCTATGTTTCGCGCAAAGCATATTCGATTGGATTAGGGGCATCCTGCCCAGGGGCCGACCTCGGCTCAAAAGCCGTAACTTCGCGTTCTTTGGCATAAATCGAAACGGACCTGGCCGAGCAAAGCCTCCAAAACTTTCCCCTCATTTTACAGAAAAACTACTTGACTTTTCTATAAAGGCATAACACAGCAAAACTCACGGCGACTTTGACATTTTCTTTTCCAGAATCTTTTTTCGATATTTCTTCGAATATCGACTTGACTTTTTGTTTTTCGGATTACAGAAGAAAGTTCGATAATTCTTACGTTTTCGACTTGATTAATTTCTATTTCATGCTCTGCCAAAAGGCAGCCACTATTGACAATCCAAGATAGCCTCATTCCCTGCACGAAAAGAAAAGCCATTAATAATCGATATTTATTCTATAAACTACTGGCTATTAACGAAATCCATGCTTAATTATGTAATGTCGAGCGGGCGGCATGGGCCGCCTGCGAACCAAACGAAAAACTCCAAATGACGGAGGCAAACATGAGCAAGACCGGAATCAAACTGAACCTCGAAAACGTAGACGGCAACGCCTTCTGCATCCTCGGCGTGTGCCAGCGCGAGCTACGCCGTAACCACAAGATGGACCTCTGGGATGAGTTCCACGCCGAAGCCACCTCCGGCGACTACAACAAACTCCT